TGAGGTTACCAATGAGTGTGGCAGCTATTACGGGGCCATACTCAAAACTACTATGATCAACAGCAACAGTACCTTCTGGCTCTGGTGAGTATTCATCAAAGAGCGTCCAGTACCCAGTAGAAACATCGTAGTACATACCAATGTGCGTATAACCGACACCAGATGTACCAGTGTTACGGTTAGAGGCGATACCTGTATCTACGTTTACTGGGGACGCTGTACCATCCCATCGGTCATTAAGTGTGTGTCCGTCAACAGCGTTGAATTTAACACTTATACCATCTTCTAACTCTTGTTCGTCACCTGTGATCTCAATCTCAGCAGACTGTGTTGTAAAGTTGTCAGTAGACCAACGGAAAAAGTCATCGTCTTGACCATGAGCCTCTGTTGTAATCTTTACAGAGAAAGTCTTGTTAGAGGATGAACCGTTATAGTGACCCTTGAACTCTAAGTCGTCCAGACCGCTACCAGTAAAGGTAGGGTTTGTGATTGTGTCACCAGAGTTAAAGTAGTTAAACGAACCCGACAAAGAGATGTTGTTACTGTTGGTAATCGTCTGAGTACCATTAACAGTAAGGTCACCCTCAATAGTAACGTCTGCATCAAAGTGAGAGTTACCTGCTGAACGGAATGTCTCAAACGCATGTGTCTGCACATTTACGTAAATACAACCAGCGGATGCGTGAGAGATAAGACAGATACCAACGTCAGTAGCGTAGTTAGGATACGTAGGTGCGGCAGTCTGTGTTGAACCTGCGGTTGTACCAACGTGTACGTGTTCACCGACAGTTAGGTGTGCCGTATTTGCATCCCCAATTAGGCCCCGTGTAGTTACATAGCCAACGCTTGCATTTTCAATGTCGTGTGTTGCAAGACCAACTGCCTGTGATTGTTCGTAAGTACCACTAGCTGTAGCAAGCGCAATAGTAGGCGTTGCACCAGATTCACCTGTTAGATATACAACAGAGCCGTTAGAAATTGTTGAGCCTGTGTCATTGTAGACACGGATGTAATCTTCTTGACCAATCTGTAGGGTAATATCAGCTTCGTCATTGTAGAACGCTAGTGCGCCGAAAGCATCGTCATAGAATAGACGACCTTCTGCATGTGAAGGTTTATTACCTGTAGTAGTGTTTAGGTCAATGTGTGTCTTAACCTCTGTACCAGTAATGTAACCGTCAGCATCCAAGTAGTTAGCTTTAGAGGCTGGTTGAGTGACAAAGATAAACTTCTCACCTGAACCCCAGTTTACTGCATTACCAGAATTAGAGGACGACAGGATGGTAGTACGTGCTAGGGTTGTACCCGATGCTGTATACGTACCTATACCAACTTCCCACTCAGAGTTGTCAGTACAAGTGTAGTATGTAGTATTACCATCCCCAATTACTGAAAAGGCTTGGTACCCTTGCTCGGCACCTGCCAATGTGTAAGCACCAGTACCAGTAGTTGTAGTGGTCTCTTTTACACGATCTTTAATTACAAGTGCCATAGTTTAACCTTATGATGGGTCAGGGATACCAATATCAAATGTTGCCAACGTAAATGTGTTTCCGTTAGTAACCGATTGTGATGCTGTTAGAGCAGCAGTAGCAAGCAAACGAGAGTTCGTTGTATCAACAATAGCGTAGTGAGTAACTGTTCCGTCACCTGTGATAGAGCCGTCTGCGATAGCTGCCACTGTTACTTTACGTCCACCACCTGTACGGTCAGCAGGTGCACCGATAGAAAGTGATGTAGAATTACCTAGTGTGTATGTTGATGTTGCTTCTGTGTAGTCTGCTGCCTCTTGCGAAGTCACGTGGATCGCATTAGCTTCTGTGTCAAGGATGGTTAGTCCATTGTCAAAAACACGGTCATTTAAAAATGCCATTATTCTGTTTCCTGTTCTTTTGTTTCTTTATCAACCCCAACGTCAGGGTCATAATTGAGTTCAGCAATATCCATAAGGTTTTGGATAACCTCTGGATGATCTGCCACGTTAATGTCTGCGCCGTTGAGGTTACGCAGGAATCCAGCAATCTCACGAAGATCATGTGGAGCGACATCACCAGCTTTAACGACTGGCATGAGGTCATAGTTCAGACCGTTCAACTCCCACAGACGTTCAATCAACTGTTTATTGAGAACATCAACGATAGCTTGTATATAGGACTCCAAGGCTCGGAGGAACAGGTCTGTCTTAGACTTGGACAAGGCATATGATCCACCTTGGCTACCAAGCATAAGAAACTCTGAAAGCACACTACGTGCAATATCATGTTGGTACCTACGTACAATAGGGTCAATGTCGATGTTACGTTTGCCGTTTGAGGCCATCAACTCAACATCAACTAATCTAATGTTGGTAGGACTTCCGTTACTATCGGGGTACGTGTCAGATGGTGTGATGATGTATCCTTGCTCGTTAAACTTAACGTCACGCAAAATCTGCTGCAAGTTGGCAACGAAGGCCGCTTGGGCAGCGGTAGCATCAGCAGACAGGTACTCACTAGGAATACGAGCAACAGGAATACCTGCAAGTTCACGTTCCACTGCAATCGCTTCAATAGCTTGTAGATTGTTAAGATACTGATAGCTAGTATAAGCGTTGCGAAGGATGCTACGCCCAGCAGGGTCACCATTAATTGTAGTAGTGCGATAGTAAAGGCTTTTGCGACTAGGGATAAAGTGCTTATTTGTTCCAGCATAACTACCTTCTTGGTAGACCCCCAATACTTCGCCTGTTTGCTTATCTACTTCAAAACGACTTACCGTCCACGGCGCACGAATAGCGATCTTACGCACACCCATACGACCATCAGAATACTTAGAACGCTTCTTGGGATTAGTCTCACTAGGCCCCACACGCCGCTTATAAACAACCTCAAACCATGCGAAGCCGTAAGATAGGCTAGAGAGAGCCTCAGCCACGTGATCATCAAGAGAATGTTCCATGTCCTCAAGCACGGACTTAACATACTCCGCTTCTTTCTTGGCGGCTTCTGTGTCATTGGCTGGTTCTACCTTTAGTTCAACGTCACGCAATACTTGCTCAGTTGCGTACATAACCGCACCAATGGTACTGTCGTTATCACGCATCTCACGGAACTTATTGATAGCCTTTTTGCCACGTAATTCAGCTAGAAACTCGTCAGCACGGATTTGACCGTTATGTGTATTATCGCCAGCAATACCCAGAACTTGGGTTGCCTCCGTAGTTGAGAGTTTCTTTACCATTTTACCTTAAACCTTTGGCATTGGAGTACGCTAGTATTAGTTGTGGTTTTGCGTATCCGTTCAGTGAGAGGTCCGTTAAAGCCCATACCATAGCATCAAGACGGTCTGGTGAGCCTATGGACCCTAAAGGTTCCCACTGTACCATCTGATCTTCTAAGTCGTTAAGTCCCTTGACATGCTTTACTTTGCCTTGTTCGTATAGTGCAGACACAGGTTCAGCCCGTGCCATCTTACCACGACTAGCATGTACTAGCTTAATCGGGACGTTTTCATCTTCGGTTTGCAGTGTGTGACGAACCATGTCACCGCCTTGGTTGCGCTCTGCAACAATACGGTCTGCCATATGTGTGTGATAAAGTTCAATAGCCTTAGCAGCCCACTCTTTAGGGCTGTAGTTATCTGTGTGATCCTCTAGGACATAAGCAATACCGTCCTGATCTATGCCAGCAACAATAATACCAGTCATGTCACTGTCTGTCTTATTAGTAATCGCAGGGTCTACTGCAACAACAATGCGACTAAGTGGGGGAATATCATCTCTATCGACTTCACACTTAAACAACAACTCTCTGTTCCATAAGGCTCCAGAGGCTTCGTCTAACACTTCTGCGTAAAGTTCTTGGCGACCCAATCGGGTACCTTCATAAGTCTTTTTGACCGCATCAAGAAACGTATCTGCTAGGTTTGCTGCGTTATCAAACGTAGAACCCTTAGAAATATGCGTTTTGGGGTCAGAAATAATAGTTCTAAGTAATTTTGTAGTTTTTGGCGTAGTTGTGATAAAAACTTGCGGCTTTTTACCCAAACGTAGGCCAAACATCATCATGTCCCAAGTTTCTTGGGCGTTTCTCCAAGCACACAACTCGTCCGTCCAAGCTGAATAAGCCTGTGGACCACGTAGACGCTCAGGGTCCTCCGCAGAGAAAAATACGGCCTTAGCACCGTTTTCCCATGTCAGAGTATTGTTAGTAGGGGACCATACAGGGAAACCGATGGGTTTGCCTCGGTAGGTTTTATCACCTGACCAACAAACGTTAAGTAATCCGCTATCACCTTCAACCATAACACGACGAACATCACCCTTAGTAGGAGCAACACAATGAACGATCTTGTCACCTTTTTTGATCCTATGTCTTACCCACTCGGAACCAGCACGGGTTTTACCCCATCCACGACCAGCAAGAGCCAACCAAGCGTTCCAATCACCTTTGGGTTCTAACTGATCTGGTCTAGCCCAGAACTCCCAGTTATACCGTAGTTCTTCTGCTTGCTTTGGTCCTAGCTTCTTTAGGATTTCTGCTACTTCTGCATCGGGTAATGCTCGTAGGTCATTCGCTGTTATCGGGAGACTCATTTGATTTGCCTAGTAAAGACATC